GAACATTTGTTATATTTGGAATGACTCCACAAGACTATGAAAATATGGCGTTTAACTTACAAGAGTTACGCAGATACATACGCCAGCAGAAAGAAATAATTATTTACTATCGAGATGCAACAAAAGTAGAGCAGTAACTTATGGCAGTTGAAGTAAGTAGAAGGGATGTTCCTTCAGAAAGAATTATCGATTTACAATCTGAGACAAGGTTTCTAAAGCTACCAGTAGATCCCTATTTGGAACTACTCGGCATCGAACCTCTACCGTCTCAAAAGGCGATCATTAACGCGATAAATAATGACAAATATCGCTTTGTCTCTGCAGCAATTTCAAGAAGACAAGGCAAAACATACATCGCGAACATAATTGGGCAATTAGTATCATTAGTACCCAACTCTCATATCTTAATTATGTCTCCGAACTATGCCTTGTCTCAGATTTCTTTCGATTTACAGCGTCAACTTATAAAGCATTTTGACTTAGAGGTAGCAAAAGATAACGCAAAAGATAAAGTAATTGAACTGACTAATGGGTCTAGTATACGTATGGGGTCTATTAATCAGGTTGATTCTTGTGTGGGTAGAAGTTACGATCTGATTATTTTTGATGAGGCAGCACTTGCTGACGGTAAAGAAGCTTTTAATGTAGCTCTTCGACCGACTCTCGACAAAGACAACTCGAAAGCACTTTTTATATCTACTCCTAGGGGTAAGAACAATTGGTTCGCAGAATTTTTTAATAGAGGTTTCTCAAATGAGTTTCCAGAATGGGCATCAATCCGAGCAACTTTCCGCGATAATCCAAGGATGTCTGAAACGGACGTTGACGAAGCTCGCAAAAGTATGTCCGAAGCCGAATTTCGACAGGAATATGAAGCTGACTTTAATACTTATGAAGGCCAGATATGGAATTTCAATCACGAAAAGTGTATCGCAGATAACCAAGAACTCGAACTCAAAGGATTTGATGTATTCGCAGGCTTAGACGTAGGCTATAGAGATCCTACTGCTTTTTGCGTAGTCGCATACAACTGGGACGAAAAAGTTTACTACTTGTTAGATGAGTATTTAGATGCAGAACGAACTACAGAACAGCACGCTGTCGAAATTCGTAGGCTTATGGAAAAATGGGATATTGATTACATCTACATTGATTCCGCGGCTCAGCAAACTAGATTTGACTTTGCTCAGAACTATGACATTACAACAGTTAATGCTAAAAAGTCTGTACTGGATGGTATTGCTCATGTCGCTGGTATTGTGGATAATGACTTGTTATTTGTCGATCAAAAATGTAAGCACTCTTTAATGTCTTTGGATCAGTATCAATGGGATCCAAATCCAAATCTAGCAAGAGAAAAGCCAAAACACAATATGGCATCACACATGGCAGACGCACTTCGATATGCATTATATTCGTTTGAAACCTCAGTTACTAGTTTCTAATTTACACCAACTCAAAAATAGTAGTTGACAATTTAGTTCCCTCGAGATATAATTTCGGTAATAAAAAGTAATAGATTCAAAGATGAAAGAGCTGAAACGAGATCCCGTAAAGTACATTCGGGACAAAGCAAAAGCAAGGTATGAAAAAGGAACCGAGTGCTATATTTGCGGAAAGGAAACAGAGTTAGACTTTCATCATTACTATAGCTTAAGCCCCCTCCTGTACAAGTGGGTTGAAGAAGTAGGATACGATTTACAGGATATAAGGGAGTTTCGCGACGAGTTTATTAATGAACATATTGAAGAGCTTTACGACTATACTGTAACTCTCTGTCATACGCACCATTTAAAATTACATTCTATTTATGGGCGGAATCCCACCCTGCACTCAGCCCCAAAGCAGCAGCGCTGGGTAGAGATTCAAAGAGGAAAGCATGGCTTGGTATAATAACATATTCGGCGGAGGAAAGAAAAAGGAAGAAGCCGACATGGAAAAGTTGAATCCAATTCAACAATACCTGGGCCAAACAAGTGAGTCATCTCGTGAGTTTACTGCAAACTATGAGCAGTTCTACGAGAATTTAGAAATTGTTAATCGAGGTGTAAACCTTATTGTAGATGATGTTGCAGAGATTCCTGCAACAGTCAATCGAGTAGCAACAAATGGCGTTATAAAAGGTCTTCGACGCGCACGTGTCGACTCTCTTTTAAATAAGGAGCCTAATCTTTTTCAAGACATTAGTTCCTTTAAGCGTAACTTAGTTACTGACTTTCTTCTCGATGGTAACATTTTTATCTATTTTGATGGCGCTCATTTATATCATCTTCCCGCAGACAATGTAACAATTCATGCGGATAGTAAAACGTATATTGAAAAGTATACTTATAATGATGTAGACTATGCTCCGGAAGAGATTATACATATAAAAGAAAATTCTTTTTATTCAATCTTTCGAGGAACATCAAGACTGAAGCCTGCGGTAAGAACAATGCAACTTACCACAAATATGAGAAAGTTTCAGGATAACTTTTTCAAGAACGGAGCAGTTCCAGGTCTTGTACTAAAGTCTCCAAATACTTTATCAGAAAAAATTAAAGAGCGCATGATTCAGTCTTGGACTATGCGTTATCGCCCAGACGCAGGAGGTAGACGGCCTCTGATTCTTGATGGCGGTATTGAAGTCGATGAGATTTCAAATGTAAACTTCAGAGAGCTAGACTTCCAAGTTGCTATCTCTGAAAATGATAAAATTATTTTAAAAGCATTGGGAGTACCACCAATTATGTTGGACTCTGGCAACAATGCAAATATTCGTCCAAATATGAGAATGTACTACCTTGAAACTGTACTTCCAATTGTACGAAAAATAAATGCAGCATATTCTAGATTTTTTGGATTTGAAATCTCAGAAGATGTAACAGATATTCCTGCTTTGCAACCTGAGTTGCGCGATGCAGCTTCATACTATACTGCTCTTGTAAATGGCGGTATTATTACAATAAATGAAGCAAGAGACTCTCTGGGTTATGAAACTCTTGATGGACAAGATGATATTCGTGTTCCACAAAATATTGCAGGAAGTGCAGTAAACCCAGACGAAGGAGGTCGACCAGAGGAATCTGATGATAACGAGGAATAGAAAACATAGGTTAGTGCGAGAGCTTGGATTATTCTTTGCTGAAAATGGCGGAGTATTGACAGCAAGAGATTATAAAAACTCTAATCTTCGCCCCAAGCATCTAACAATGAAAGAAATTTTAAGAGTAATGGGTTCTTATACTACAGCAGTAAGTTGGATAGAAAAATATGAACCCGAACTGTGGAATACCATTCACGGTATTAAACCAGCCCCCGAACCTAAGAAGGAAGATCCCTTAGAGAAGCTGGCTAAGAAAACAGGAAAAGAAGATGGAAAAGATATTTAATCTTACTTCTACTTTCAAAGCTTTTGAAGAGGACGATGGCGGCGTCCACATCTGTGGAATGGCCAGTACTCACGATACTGATCGTGCTGGTGATGTAATTGCAGCCGAAGCATGGTCAAAAGGTGGTCTTTCAAACTTTGAAAAGAATCCAATTATTTTGTTCAATCATGATTATAATAAGCCTATTGGCAGAGCTACAGGACTAAAAGTTAATGATAACGGTCTTGAGCTTAAAGCAAAAATTTCTAAGTCTGCTCCCGATCATGTAGCAGAACTAGTTAAAGAAGGTATCCTTGGAGCTTTCTCCGTCGGTTTTCGAGTCAAGGATGCTGATTACCTGGAGGAAACTGACGGATTAAAGATAAAGGATGCTGAGTTGTTTGAAGTATCAGTTGTATCGGTACCTTGCAATCAAGCAGCAACTTTCTCGCTCTCAAAGTCTTTTGATTCTATGGAAGAATACGAAGATTTTAAGAAAACTTTCAAAAATAGTGTAGATCTAGCCGGTCAGTCTCTGGCTAAGGATGAAAATTCATCGGTAGCTAGTGACACACCGGACGGGGTTACAAAAGCCCAAAAGGAGATGAAAATGTCGGAAGTACAAACTCCCGAAATCGACCTGGATGCTTTTGCTAAGAAAGTAGCAGAGGAAACTGCTGCTAAGATTGCAATGAAGCAGGCCGAAGAAAAAGCAGCTGCTGAAGCTGCTCGTAAGGAAGTAGAAGAGGCCGAAATGGCTAAAGCTGCTCAAGAAGAAGAAGTTCAGTCTGCTATCAAAGTAGGCGTTGAGTCTGGTGCTGAGCGCCTGATGGCTGATCTGCAGAAAGAGTTTGAAGCTAAGGAAGCGGATACTACTGAAATTCTTCAAAAGTACAAGGCTGATCTTGAAGAGAAGTCTGCTGAACTCGAAGCCATGCGTAACAGCAAGCGTGACTTCTCTGGCCGTAAGGCTCCCGGTGATCTGAAGCCCATCGCTAAGGATCTCCTCTCTGCTCACATTCTCGGCAAAATTACTCGTAAGGGTTGGGACACTGACTTTGGTCGTGACCTGCTTGAGAAGGCAGAAATCACTTATACGGCAACTTCTTCAGCTGGTATCGACGTTGTCGTATCAACTCAGTTTGAGGAAGAAGTACGTCAAGCACAGAAGATTGCTCCTCTCTTCCGAGAGATCAATGTAACTTCTGGCGCTACTGTACTGCCGATCGCTCCCGATACTGAGCCTGCAAACTGGGCTGCTACGGGTGCGGACGTTACTGCTAACAACCTCGAAGAGGCTGGCGCAAGTGACAACAACTATAACATCAATCAGGTAATCCTGCAAGCGCATCGACTGATTTCTAGTACGTTCATCACGAACGACACGGACGAGCAAATCGTTCTTTCAGTCTTGCCCATGATTACTTCAGCTCTGGCTCGTGCACACGCTATTGCTATCGACAAGGCCATCCTTGTTGGTAACTCTGGCGGCTACACCACTGGTCTCGTAGGTGCTTCTGGTACTGACGATACTAACGGTTATGCTGAGGCATCTGCTCAGACTGCTCTGGACGCTTCTACTACGGCAGAAGTTACTCCTGCTAACCTTCTCGCAATGCGTAAGGAAATGGGCAAGTATGGTCTCGAGGCTTCTCAAGTCGCGTATATCGTACCGACTGATTGCTATTACGAGCTGATTGATGCTTCTGGCTTCACCGACGTTACTGAAGTTGGTTCCGATCTGGCAACCAAACTCACCGGTATGGTTGGTACGGTCTTCGGTTCACCCGTGATCGCTACTGATCAACTGGCTCAGAACCTTGGTGCTGCTGGTGCAGCAACTACGACTGCAGCTCTGGCTGTTTATATGCCGAATTATGTGGCTCCGCGTCTGCGTGGTGTCAACGTAGAAACCGACTACATCGTCAAAGAGCAGCGCACCGTACTGGTCGCAACTCAGTCTCTTGGCTTTAACGAGTTGGTTGCTAATTCTGGCTCTAACAAGCCTGCTATCCGCTGGCCTTTCCAGTAAGATAGAGTATAAACTGGGAGAAATACTTCTTCTAGTTGGCCTGGGGCGGTACGCCGCCCCAAGTTTTTATGAGTTAATTTATGGCGGATTTAGTTACATTAAATGATTACAAGTCGGCAGAGGGCATCAACAGCCCCAAAGATGATAGCCGTCTGAACTTTATCATTCCCTCTGTGAGTCAACTCGTAAAAACTTATTGTGCAAATAGTTTTGTAGATTTCTACTCAACTAATAAAACGGAGACAATTTCTGTAAACTGGGAGACACATATTGTACAGTTAACAGAGAGTCCTATTGTTAGTATTGTATCTGTAGAGGAGCGAGATAACTATAGTCAAAGTTATAGCACTCTTACTACAGGAGCTCATGAATATTATCTTGATGAGTCTACAGATTGTTTATATAGAACAACAGGACAAAGTTATAAAAACTGGGCTCGTGGCCCAGCATCAGTTCGTGTAGTGTACAAAGCAGGATATGCTTCTCTACCCTCTGATTTGCAACTTGCAGTTTTTGATTTGATTACATACTACTTGAAAGATGAACACAAAGAGCGACGCTCTATCGCAGGCGCCAGTATTCAAAATCAATCAAGCACAAGTCAGCGTAATAATGTGGCATTTCCAGATCACATAAAACGTGTACTTGATTTGTATAAGAACTTTTAATGGCTAGTAATGATTTAAAAGCATTTTTAACAAAATTAGATTCTGAACTACAACAAGATTCGGATGACTACAGAAGACTTGTAGGCAATAAGAAAACTCATATATTTACCTATAAAAGTTCTACAATTAGATTTGTACTAAGGGATTTATTTAACAGGTCTACTGGTAGTGCCCCAGAAGGTAGAGAAGCTATGAGAGCAATCTCAAAAGATCTAAGACCTTTAATAACAAACTTAACACAAAGAATTAGAGATGAATTTTTAAAGATTGCTCAAGGAGATCCCACTATTCAGTATAAACTTATACGAGGTGGGGTATCTGTTATGGTTCTTGAGTTTACAGGAGCCAGGGGACAAAGAAATAATTATGGTTTAATTGCTTCAACTTATAAAGAAGCTTTAGATGATTTTTATGAAAGTTTTCTAGCTTTACTAGATAAACCTTTAACTCGCCCTAGTAGTAGTAAGAAGGGGCAAGTTAGAGAGATAAGTACAGCAGGAGAAGCTTTTAACTTAGAGCATGTTCAAGGAAGTAATATTGAGTCTTTTTTAAATGATGCAGTTTACAATGCATTACAAGAAACATATGGAGACTCAACAGTTCCTCCCGAGCTACGAAAAGAGCTAGAAGAATTAGGATTAGGTAGTATATTAGAAGTTTATAAAGATGCAGAAACAGGAATTATAAACGTAACAATAAGAAGTCAAATTTTAAATGCAATAGCAGGTGGAGGCGCAGAAAAAACTTTAGCAAAAAAATTACGAGAAGCAGTAAGTAAGTTAGATATACCAAACTTGCCGGGGTCAGATAGTCTTGTAGAGGCAAAAAGAAAGAAAGCTGTTGATAAAATCATGAAGCCTTTTAAAAGGCAAGACAACTTAAAAGTAAAAAAAGAAAATACTAAAATTAAAGGAGCAAAAAGTTCAACTTCTTTAAAAAAGACCCCTAAAAAGTCTAAAATTAAAAAGTCTGCTCCTGCATTGATGGCAAAAAAATCTATAAAAAGTAAAAGAGATCCTGAAGAAAAACGTTCACTCTTTTCAGTGATGGCAATGATAAATCAAAAACTGCCACAAACAGTAGAAAAGAACATGAGATCTCCGGGATTAGAAAGCCAAACAGGTAGATTTGCAAGGAGTGTTAGGCTAACAGATGTAAGTGAAACTCGACAAGGTTTTCCAAGTTTTGGCTATACTTATAGAAAAGATCCTTATCAAGTTTTTGAAGTAGGAACAGGTAAGGCTCCGTGGGCAACTACACAGAGAGATCCTCGTAGACTTATTGACGCATCTATAAGAGAGTTAGCAGCACAGATGGCATTAGGAAGATTTTATACTAGGAGAGTATAGTGGCAGAAAAAGCAGCGCATAGACAGTATACAAGTCGTCGAGCTGGAATTACACGCGCCCTTGCTGATAAAATTGCTCTCATAGATGGTCGAGGAATTTTTCATACAGCAGTAGCTGAAGTTAGTCCTCGACTTAAGTTTTGGGATGAAGTAGAAGAGTTTCCTGCAGTGCATTTGAATGCAGGATCAGAAACTCGACAGTATCAAGGCGGCCAGTATAAAGACCGCTTTTTGAATGTAACTATTCGATGTTATGTAAATCAAGATGATTCTGTAGATGCTCTTGATGAACTCTTAGAAGATGTAGAAACAGTTATTGAAGAAAATAGTAGACTGCGTTACTATGATAGAATGGGACTTGAGCAGTTTACTCAACAAATCACAATTGTTAGTATAGATACTGACGAAGGTGTGTTAGATCCTCTAGGAGTAGGCGAAATACTTGTAGAGGTTCGATACTAGAAAATGCTGGCACGAACAAACGTTCACGTCCATGCCTTTTCAAGACATAGGAGATAATCTATGGCAGATAAACTTTATTTTAGTCGTGATACAAAACTGTATGTCGAACTAACAAGTAATCTCGGCAAGTTCCAAGGACTTTGGGAAGTGCCTGTTCTTGATGGTTTCAGTTTTTCTCAGGCTACTAATCAAACCGAAATTGGTTTGAATGAAATGGAAAGTACTGTAGGTATTAGCCGCCGGGGCCGACGTCTCTTTACAGATTCTCTTGCTCCAGCAGAGTTTTCCTTCAGTACTTATATTCGACCAACTCTTAAAGGCTCTAATCATCACCTTGTAGATGAAGTTCTTTGGGCAGCAATGGCGGGTGCAGATGTGCATCACTCCAGCCAATCGGACGGAAGTACAGCACACACCGTAGAAAGTGTTGACTATTTTAGAAATAGTGGTGACAATGCAGAAAGTACTCCTGTTTTTGATGTTAGTGCAGGTACTTTAAATTTTAAAGAATCAAATCGTTCTACGCTTCCTAAAATCACTTTGTATTTTGTATTTGAAACGGATGTTGCAGAGCCTATGGTATACAAGCTCTCAAATGCAATTGTAAATGAGTGTTCTATTGATTTTGATATTGATGGAATTGCAACTGCTAACTGGTCTGGTTTTGCAAAAGAAGTAACAGATATGAAGAGCGGTGGTCAAGTAACTGTTCAAAGTGGAACTACTATTTCTGGTGCAACCGTAGGAGATGTATTCTTAGATAATAGTAATGACTTATTACTTGGTGTAGCTACTGCTGCTAATACTCTTCAATCAGCTTATACGACGGGTGTAACTTCGACAGCTAACTTTATTCGTAATCGTTTGACGCAGCTTGAAGTTCGAGGTCAAAATCCGGATGTAATGGAAGGCAAGCCTGTAGCAATTTCTGGTATAACTAATGCTGGTTCAGCAGTTCTTACTGTACCCTCTGGACATGGCGTAGTTGTAGGAGACACTATTTCGATTGTAGGTGTAGTAGATGATAATACTTCTACAAACAATACTCTTCAGGCAGCTTTGAACAGCAAGAACCATGCTGTAACTGGAGTAGGTGCAACAACTATTACAATTTCTACAAGTACAAGCGGTCTTGATAGCTACTCTAGCGGAGGAACTGTAAATACTGGTATTTATAGCTTTACTCTAACTGGTGGTAATCTTACAATTTCTAATAATGTAACTTACCTTGTACCAGAAGAAATCGGTACAATTAATAAGCCAATTGAGGGTGTAACAGGTGCAAGAGGAATTGGTGGAAGCTTTACTTGCTATCTTGTATTTGATGATACTGGAGCGGATGGTGCAAATACTGGATCTTCGGCAGACTTCTTTGCTGATCTTGTAAATCCAACTAAAGGTCTTACAAAAGTTGTAAACGATTTTGATGTTACGTTTAAAGTTGGTGGTACTACAGCGTCTACTCCGCGTGTGAATTTTAACTTCCCGCAGGTTCATATTGACGTACCTAGTCACAATATTGAAGATGTTATTTCACTGGAAACAAACTTTGGTGCATATACCAACGACTTTGATACTGTAGATGAGTTTACTATGACTGTATTTGGAGTTAGCGCATAATAAAAATAATAGTTTTACTAAAACCCGCTTCGGCGGGTTTTTTCTTTGCAGGTCATAAAAATAATTCTTGACATATCAGCTCACCTTCGCTATAATATGTGTTATAAATGCCCAATAACTTTTTAAGGAACACAACATGACTGATAAAACTCCTGTTTCTCTTGCGAGTCTTATGACTCCTAGTAAAACAGTTTCAATAGACTTTCCTGGCTTTTCAGGATTAAAAATAGATCTTTGTTATCTTGCACGAGAAGAACTTATAAAACTTCGTAAACGTTGTTTAATAACTAAGTTTAACAGAAAAACTCGACAACCAGAAGAAGAACTAGATGAAGAAAAGTTTTTAACAGAATATTGTAAAGCAGTAATTAAGGGATGGAAAGGGCTGAAATTTCGATACCTAGAAGAGCTTCTTTTGGTTGATATTTCTGAACAAGATCCCGAAGATGAGCTGTCTTATACTCAAGAAAATGCAGAACTTCTTATGAAGAATGCAAATGATTTTGATACTTGGGTAACTGAATCAGTAGGTGATCTTGAAAATTTTACGAGCAACAAGTAGTTGAAGTTAAAAAACTACTTGAACGATACGTAAGAGAAAGCACACAGATAGATATAGATAAATATCTATTAGTGTGTGAACAGTTAGGGCAAGAACCTGACCCAGCCAAAATGCCGCTCGAACCTTCTGCTTTTCCAGAAGAAGTTCAAGTGGCATTTTTTATATACGGACTTCTGTCTGATCGCTGGGATGGAATGTCGGGCACATACTTAGGAAAAGATTGGAATTCTTTAGAGTATATATTTAAATTATATAATATAGATAATCCAAAAGAAGTATTTTTCTTTTTAAAACTTTATGAAAGTATAATAGTATCAAATAGAGCAGAAGAAACAGAAAAAAAGCGAAAACTAGAAGAGCGTAAGAAAAGATCTTCAGGAGGTGGAAAACAGTACACCCATAAAGTTAGCGGCTAATGGCAGCAAATGAAATTAACTTAACTATTAAAGTTTCTGATGACGGAAACCTTAAAATAGTTGGAAAAAATGCAGAAAAAGCAGCTGACGGACTAAATAAGACCGGAAAATCTGCTCGCACCGCCGATCGTAACCTAAAAGGTGCGTCTCAGCAGTCTGCAAATGGTACTAAAAACTTTTCTAAAATGGCACAAGGTATTTCGGGTTCTCTTGTACCTGCTTACGCTACTCTTGCTGCAAATATCTTTGCAATCACAGCAGCTTTTGGGTTTTTAAAAGAGTCTGCAGATTTTAGAGTTCTTCAAGATGCTCAGATTGCTTTTTCATCTGCAACCGGAGTAGGCTTACGAAGTCTTACCTCAGATATTAAAGAAGCAAGTGATGGTCTAATTGGATTTAAAGAATCTGCTCAAGCTGCCGCGATTGGTGTTGCTGCAGGATTAAATCCAAAACAAATAGAAGGATTTGCTGAAGGTGCAAAAAATGCTTCTTTGATTTTGGGAAGAGATGTAACAGATTCTTTTAATCGTCTTATTCGAGGTGTTACAAAAGCAGAACCAGAACTTCTTGATGAACTTGGTATTATTCTTCGATTAGATGATGCCACAGCTAAATACGCTGCTAGTATAGGAAAAGCGGCAAAAGATTTATCTGTTTTTGAAAGAAGTCAAGCAGTAGCCGTAGAAGTACAAGAACAATTAGACAAAAAATATGCTTCTGTTGCAGGTGCAGTCCAATTACAGTCTAATGCCGTAGCTCAGTTGGGTGTTGAGTTTGAAAAAGTACTATTACCCTTCAGAGAATTTATTACAAGTATGGCAGAACCAACCGCAAAGTTTCTTGCAGATAATATTCGTGCTTTAACTGCTGCTTTTGCACTCTTTGCAATCCCTTTAGTAAAAGCAATTATTCCCAACTTAGAAGCTTGGGGAGAGACTTCAAGACAAGCTGCAATGGAAGCAGCAGATGCATACGAGTATGCAAAACTAGAAATTGAAGAATTAAAAATTGCCCAAGAAAAATTAAATCAAACCTCTCCACTAAAAGGAGCCCAAGAAGCTCTACAAGGTATAGATGTAAAATCGAAAGGTGCAAAAGCAATTCAAGCTGGAGATTTTGAGAATATAAGCCCAAAACAAGTAAATGCTCTTTTAGCTGCAGCGGAGAAAGGAAAAGGCGCAGTAGTTGATATGAGTAATGAAATGCGCACTCAATATATAGCTTCTCTTAAAGCTATGAAAAATAGCACCGATACGCAAATGGGTTTTATAGAACGCAAATTTAAAAAAACAACAGCATTTCTTTCTTTGCAAGCAAAACGAGTAGAAGCTGCTTGGAAAGGAGCAATGGCAAAAGTTAGATCCGCTGGAGAGCTTGCCGCAAAAGGAGTTGATAAAGCATTTAAAGGATTAGCACTTATAGGTATCATAGTTCTTATAAAAGATTTAGCTGTTCAAGCCGGAGAAGCCTTAGGAGTTATTGGACAAAGTCAAGAGATACAAGATCTTGCAAATAGCTTTAAAGACTTACAAAAAGATTTAAAAAATACTTCTATAGAATTTTCTAAGTTTACAGAAATTCAAAATGCATTCTTTGAGAAAAATGCAGGAAAAATTACTTTAGATCAAGTTTCTGCAGTTACTGGTTTCGCATCTCAAGCAGGATCAAAGCTAACAGAGATAAATGAAGCTTTTGTAGAAATGGAGCGGCTACGAGCAAAGGGGCTTGATTTAGATGCAGGTACAGCTTCTCAACTTTTACTCGGCTATGAAAATATCGAAGATGCAGCAAAAGGGCTGGCAGCTGAGTCAGTAGCATTAACAGGTCAGCTTATAGAGGGGCTCGAAGCAGGAAAGCTCGCTTCTCAAACATTCGGTGGAGAGTTTATAGGTTTAGTAGAAAAAATAAGAGCTAAAGGAGGTATTACTGGTCTTACTGATGACGAGAGAGAAAGGTTTGCAGAGCTTAGCACACATTTTAGCGAGCTTCAATCTAAAGCAAATATTCTTAAAGAAGAGAATCAAGCAATCAGTCAAGAATATGATCGCCAGCTTGCAAGTGTTACTCAGTTTCAAACTTCTACAACTCAACTTGTAAAACGAATTGAACAACAAATAGAAGCGGAAGGAGAGATTACAAGCGATAATGAAGCTCGTTTAGCTACTTATAACAAGCAACTGGCTGTATTGAAAAAAATTCATGATGCTGAAATTAAGTTTGCAAATGATAGAAATAGACTAGAGTTTGCAAAAACTAAAGCAATGATAGGGGCTACAGAACTCCAAAGACAAGAAAGAGATCGTTTGCTACAAATACAAGGCATAGAAATAGATAGAGCAGAGCTTCAAAATCAACTTGATTTAGCAACAGCAGACGGAGTAGAAAGAGATCAAGATAAAATTGACTCTTTAAATATTCAGTTAGGCATTTTAGATGCACAAGAAGAGTCTTTACTTCGTCAAGGCGAATTAGCGGCTCAATTAGCAGATACTTTGAAACAAAGTTTTGAAACTGCTATGACCAAAGGATTAGCTGACCTAATAAAAGGTGATGAAACTAGTATTAAAGATGCAATTGCTTCTCTTGCTCGTAGTGTTCTTTCTTCTTTAGCAGATACTTTAGCAACAAATATAGTTAGCTCCATAATGAATGCAGGAGAACAAACCCCAGAACAAAAGATAAAAACTGCAATGCATGAAGCAGCAGACTACCATGCAATGAAAATTAAAGAAGCTCTGGGAAGTCCAACAGGAACTACTCCAGGATCAGATCCTTCTTCGTCAGTGATAGAAAAAATTACTGAAAACCAAACAGGTGAGCCCGCTAAGGAGAAAAAGCCCCTCATGGAAAAACTTTTCGGAACTCCCACTGCCGCTACTACGGGTTCTGACGGAGGAGGTCCACAAATTGGAGGCAACACGACTGTAAAAGTAGGAGGAAGCATACCCACTTTCTTACAGGATTTTAGTGACATATTTAAGACAAATACAGATGCTGGCTTTATGGAAAAACTAGGCACTGCTTTTGAGTCCGGAGGGCAGATATTCTCAGATCTTTTTGGGAGTCTCGGGGACTTATTTGGAGGTCTATTTGAAGGCATGGGAGGGGCAGGCGGAATTATGTCCTTCTTTGGGTTTGCAAAGGGAGGAATTGCAAAAGGCGGTTTTCGTTCAATGGCGTATGCTTCTGGAGGGGTTGCTACTCGTCCAACTGTGGGATTAATTGGAGAAGGTAAACATAATGAAGCAGTTGTACCTTTGCCGGATGGAAAATCAATTCCTGTCTCTATGCCTGGAGGGGCAGGAGGAATGCAACAAAATAATGTAACTGTAAATGTTGTAGTAGATTCTGAAGGAAATGGATCCACTGAAGTAGAATCAGGACAACAAGGAGCAGACTTAGGACGAATGGTTGCAGCAGCAGTTCAAAGAGAGTTAATAAATCAAAAACGAGCAGGCGGTATTCTTAATCCAATGGGAGTAGCATAATGGCAGAGTTTACAATGACAATTCCTGCAGACTCAATTTCTACAACTGTGAAAACAACTGCAGAAGCTGCCGTAAGTCAAGCAATAGTTTCTGCTGCTACAGTTAGTGCATTTTCAGTAGGGGATAAAGTATCAGGAACTAATGTTCCTTCTAACTCAACAATAAGTTCTATAGATACTGGAAACAAAACAATTACTCTAAATAATAATATAAGCACTGCTATTGCGAATGATACTACTCTTACTATAACTCATCCACCTTCTGATTTAAAAGTTACTGTTGATCGAGGATTAAATAAAAAGACAACGCAACGCGTACTTACAGCACAATTTGGAGATGGATACTCTCAAAGAGTACGGCATGGAATAAATCCAAAAGATGATGTATTTAGAGTAACATTTAAAAATCGTTCTAGTGGAGAAATAAATAGATTAGCTAAATTTTTTGATAATTTTGCTGCAAAAGCTTTTCCATTTACAGTTACTGACTTTGATGGAGAAACTCAAATGAAAGTAACTTGTGAAGATTATAGTGTTGCATATATACAAACAACTGTTCATAGTCTTTCCGCAACTTTTAAAAGAGTGTATGAACCATAATGACAGACGTAATAGATACAGTACAGTTAAATGAAATAGCTGATCCTATATTAGAGTTTTTTGATATTACTCTTCCAGGGCATCCAAAAAGTGTGGGGGATACTACAGGAACTTTTCATTTATTCCCGGGATTAGAACAAGGAGGTAATGCAACCGTAACTTTTGATGGGAATGAATATCATGCTATTCCTATTCAGTTAACTGGACAAGAGGTGGCTTCTTCAGGTACAATTGCGAGACCTAGTCTTGCTATTGCAAATATTCCTGCATTAACAAAAACAGCAGATAGTAATAAAGAAATGGTGGGTGTTCAAGGCATTAGAAAGGATTCAGATTTAACTCTTCCTTTTGAAACAAATGATGATTTAATTGGAACAAAGATTGTATACAGAAGAGCTTTTGAATCCGCTTTAGATACTAGCAGTCCTCCGGAATTTCCTAGTCAAACTTATTTTATCGATAGAGTTGCATCTGAAAATAATATTATTGCAACTTTTGAACTAGCATCTCCAATGGATGTTGAGGGTGTAACAATACCTGGAAGAAGAATTGTAGGAAAATATTGTTCTTGGCAGTATCAAGGTAAAGCTTTAGGCTTTGGAGGGGGATGTAGCTGGGGGTATACTGCAGCAGATCAAGGCGGTTATATTGATATAGATAATAATAGAATAACAGGAATTTTAGGAAACTGGGACTCTATCTCTGGCGGAACTTATAGTGCAAATGATAAAGTATTTACAGAAGAAACTGGTACAGGTCAAAGGCAAATTTGGGAAGCTATAATAGCTTCTCCTAACAAAGGAACCGTTGGAGCAAAAGATCCCAGAATATTCAGAAGATACTGGAAAAGAATAGATGTATGCGGAAAAGTTTTAACCTCTTGTAAAGTAAGATTTCAAAAAGATGTAAAAAATTTCACAGCGGTAGCTTCAGCTAGTGGAGATAACACAAAAACTACTATTACTTTTGCAGATGCTCATCCATTCGCAGTGGGAGATGAAGTTGTTATTTATGTAACTCAAAATGATAGCTTACGTACAGCGTTATCAGGAACAAAAACAATTTCAGCAGCAACCACTAATACTATAACTATAGATAGTACAGATATTAGCTCTGCCGCGTCATTAAATAGTACTGATAAATGGGTGGAAGATGCAGATTTTAATAAGCAAATGCATTTACCTTTTGGAGGATTTCCAGGATCTAAGCAGTTCCGATGATTGAAGAAATACAACAGCATTTTGAAAAAGAATATCCTAGAGAAGCTTGTGGTGTAATTGGTATTATAAAAGGTAAAAGACAGTGGTTTCCTTGTGAAAATTTAGCACAAGGAACAGAAAATTTTGTACTATCATCAAAAGATTACTTAAATATAAAAAGTAAAGCAGATATTTTAGGAATTGTTCATAGTCATCCAGATGCATCAAACAAAGCATCAGAGCATGATATAGATTGTTGCAATGCTTTAGGAATACCTTACTATATTTTTAGTTATCCAGATATGGAACTAAATATAGTAGAACCGAAAAAAAGAGCTTATCCTTTAATAGGTAGAGAATATGAGTTTGGAATAAAAGATTGTTTTGAAGCAATGAGAGACTGGTTAGAGAAAGAGAACATACATATTCCCCCAAGAGAGCCGTTTGAAGATGATTGGTGGAATAATGACTTGGATTATTTTACAGAAGAAAATATTAAAAATTGGAATCATAAAAAAGTGGATTCTCCCGAAAAAAATGATGTTTTAATATTTAAAATTAGAGAAAAAGTTGCAAATCATTGCGGCGTATATTTAGGAAATGATATATTTTTTCATCATGCAGAAAATCGATTATCATGCAGAGAAAATCTATACCCTTTCTGGATACAGCATTTAGTAGGAATTTATCGTTATGTTACGTAAAGTGTACTTAGAAGGTGAAATAGCAGATAGATTTGGCTCAGAGTTTGAAATGGAAGTAAACTCTTTTGCCGATGTTATGTCTTGTTTAAATGCAAACTTTGATGATTTTCGTCAATATATTACAGAATGCTATGAAAAAGGCATAGGTTTTGTTTGCCAAATAAATGGTAAAGGAATTCAAAGAGAAGAAGAACTTCTTCTTAATTATAAAGAAGGAGATATGATTATTTCCGCAATGCCTATGGGTAGTAAAGGAGGGATTGGAAAAATAATTGCAGCTGTGGTTATTGCTGTTATTTTAATGACCCCTGGATTACGAGAAGCTTTTCTACTTGGATCTGGGCCTGGTGCTGCAGCAGCAACTTTAACTGGTTTCGGTAAATTTATGGCAATGGTAGCAATAAATCTAGCAATGACAGGATTGCAAGAAATGATGGCACCCGACCCTTCAGTAGATGATTCAGTGCAGCAAGATGAGAGTTATCTTTTCCAAGGAGCTGGACAAACAATATTAGAAGGAGATCCAGTGCCTGTACTTTATGGAGAGTTAAGAATTCCTGGAAGGCCTATTTCTTTCGCAGTAAGAAATGAAAATAGAGGATTTATAGATATTGCTCAACCAGCATCGGACTCCGTAGAGCCTTACGATACTGGAGGATATAGCTCTAGTGGTGGTGATTCTGCTTCGGATTATACTAAAGATCCGAACAACTCACAAGACTATCTAGATTGGACGGGGTCATAATATGCCAAATATTTTTCATGGAATGTATGTTCCCGTAGGGAAAATGGCAGGAATAGGATCGTCGAAACAAAATATTGGTTTTGTCGATATGCTTTGCGAAGGCCCTATTTATGGTTTAGTTGATGGAAAAAATTCTGTTTTTGTTGATAATATTGCGTTTGAAAGTTCATCGGCAGTAGGTTCTTTTACTAAATCAAATGCCACTGCACTGCCTACTCTTAGTACTACCGGAAATATTACTAAAACATATACTGTATCAGGAATTGAACTAAGAGATGTAGATGTAGGAAAGCTAGCAATAATAGAAGTAGCCTCTGTAAATGTTATTACTCTAAGTCAGGCCTTTAACGCAGGTGGTCAACGTACGCTTTCAAATGTAACAGCAGCTAGTGGTGCTTTTAGCTCTCAACAAGATTGGTCAACGATAAATAATTCACTACAGTTTGGTGTTTTAAAAAGTAGTGGTGGTTCTCAATATGAAGTTCAAATTCTTGTACAATCCGGTACTGATACTAATGCAATTATATACTATGCACAAAATGCACGAAATTTAGATATAAATTACAGTGATACATTTACACTTTGTTTATATCAAGCAGTAGAAATTCAAAACGTAACTTCTACTACTACTTTTACAAGTACTTTTTCTGACTTTCCCTTTTCTAGAGCTAATGTAACGAATGTAAACTTTTATATTCGAGATAAAGTAACTTTTGATAGTACTGTTACCGGAGATACATCAAATATATCAAAAAATAATGGATCCACTCTTCAGTTTCGACGAGGCACGGGAGATCAAGTACCTATACAAGATGTGAATGGAGTGTCGGCGGGAGTTTCAATTACAGGAAGTGGTAATGCAAAACCTATTCCTCAAACTAGGCCTATGCCGGACGGTTTTACTGCTTATGATACCGCAGGATATCCTACTGGACAGAATTATACTGATCAAGGAGGAGCAGCTATTGTTATTCCTGCTTCAGGCCCCTCTTCAGGCCCAAATTTTGGGCTATCAGCAGCTCGTAGAAGTCAAATAGATGAAGTAACTATACGAATTAATTATGGCTCTCTGATACTCTATAACAATACAAATGGAGATAAAGAACAAGGTAGAGCAATTTATGCTTTTCAAATTAGAACCACACTAGACGGCCAACAGTCTCCTTATAAAACTCTTTTTGCAAATCAAAATAATGGTCAAGTAGTTCATACTGCTAAAACTACTGCTCCCGTTTCTTTTGATCACACCATAGGATTAAATAGATTTAAACCCTTTGATGATTTTGATATTCGAATTATTAGATTAAGTCGTCCAAACGGTCGTCCCGTAAGAGCAGATGGATCAACAGAAGGAAATGCTGATGATTGGTCTTTACAAGCGGAATCTTCTGTAGCTGGAGGAGACTTAACTTCTACTTTACATGATAAGTTATACTATCCGTATACTGCTCATGCTGCTATTACTTTTTCTTCTCAAACATACAATAACGTTCCCTCTCGAAGTTATCATCTTCGAGGATTAAAAGTCAGAATTCCGAATGCATATACTCCTAGAGAAGAAACAGACAATGGAGTGGCAAAATATGATAAGTTTTGGAATGGAAAATTTAAAGATCAGCTTTTTTACACAGATAACCCGGCATGGGTGTTCTATGATATTATTACAAATAATAGGTATGGATGTGGTCAGTGGATTTCCCCAGATATAATTGATAAGTACTCACTGTTTAGAGTCGCTAAGTACTGTGACGAACTAGTACCCTCTGGTAATAAAGATTCAAATGGAAATGATATACTTGAGCCTCGATTTAGGGCAAATATTTATTTAGCAAAATCTACCGAAGTATATAAAGTTTTAAAAGATATGGCTACAGTTTTTATAGGTATGCTATACTGGCTGGATGGTAAATTAACAGTAGTTCAAGATGTTCCAGGTGAGCCTATTGCTAACTTTTCCAAAGCAAACGTTGTTGATGGAGAGTTTGCTTACGAAACTTCAGGACGAAAAACACGAATCAATCAATGTGTTGTAACTTGGAATGATCCTGATAATAATTATGAACCTGTACCTTTAGTAGTAGAGGATAGGGAAGCAATAGTTAGAGATAATAGGGTTATTTCTCAATCTGCTGTTGCAATGGGAGCAACTTCAGAAGGTCAAGCATATCGATATGGTAAGTGGAAACTTTGGACTGCACAAAATCAAAAAGAGATTGTAAGTTTTAAAACTGGACTTCAAGGTGCATTTCTTCGCCCAGGAGATGTAATTAATGTTCAAGATAGAGACAGAAATGCTGTAGATTTTAGTGGAGTAGTAAAGAGTGCCACCTCTTCTACTATTACTTTTGATCGACAAATTGAAGTTGACCCTACTAATACTTATGAAATTACTACTCTTGTAACAAGCGGTGCGGCATACTATATTGGTACTGATAATCTTCAAATAACTGGTCAAAGTGAAATATATACCCGTGGACAGAGAATTACTGGTAGAGTTTTTCTTGATGCAGATCAAGATAATGATCCAGATGAGCTTCTTAGTTTAGGTTATATAGATACTGAAGCTAAAGCAGCTTCTGCCTTCAAAGAAGCTACGGGACTTACTCCAATTGAAATTGATTGGAAACCCCACTCTTATATTGTTACTAAAACTGTTACTTTAAGCTCTGGCAATCCTACGGTCGCTACAGTAGTGGGTGATAGTAGTAATAACTATGCAACGGAAGATATTCCTGTTGCAGGCACAGTCTGGGTTTTAAAAGCAAATGATGGTACGGTAGATATAGAGGGCTCTAAAAAAGAATATAGAGTATTAAGTGTAGGACTTGAGGATGACGGAAATATATATGAAATTACTGCAGCAGAATATTTTAATGTAAAATATGATGCAGTTGATAAAGATTACTATTTAGGAGCTATTCCTGAAAGCACAATAGATAATGTTGAACCAGAACAAGTTCCAGCTCCTGAAAATATTTATATAATTCTAAACTCTGATTCTACAAGAGACGGAGAGGAAATAACAGTATCTTGGGATGTACCTCAATCTCTTTTTTCAAGTTTGTTAGCGACAGTAACTCAAAACTATCAATATCTTAATAATTATGAGCTTCATCATGATATTCCAGATTTAGACTCACCTATTATGACAGGGACTAGAACCTCTCATTCATTTACTGGTTTAAAAAATGATTTATATACTTTTCGAGTTCGTGCCGTAAGTAAGAAAGGAAATTATTCAGATTTTACCTCAGTTTCCTATAATGTAATAGATATTTTTGGAACAGATATACCCAGAGTAATAGGAGGCTTGCCAAAAGGTATAAAAAGTAACTCTGATATAAGCTATTCTAGTGATCCTGGTTCGTCTTTGCCTGAAGCGCTTCGTTTTTCAGAATTAAATCCTGTAGGTTTTTCTTTAGGAAGTCCCTTAACAGCTGAAGGAGGAGCTTCAACTAGTCTTCTTGCTCCTGGTGGTACACAGATAGATGTTTCGGCAATTGCCGATACTGCAAATAGAGAGAGAGTTGCTATGAGAAATAGCAGCTACTCACAGCTATTAACTTGGTACTTTCTACTTTATGATGGGGCAAGTTTTTTAGCTTTATGGGATACTGATACCTTAGAAACGTTGCCTTTTTATAGGAAGATACCGTCCGGAAGCTGGAGAGGAAGCGCTCAAGATTCGCAGTGGATCAACCAAGCAGGAACTGTAAGTATTCCTGCAAACTCAACAAGAATGACGACAAGCACGTCTAGCACTCTTCAATTAAATGATATAATTCGTCTTGATGATCGAACAACGTCATTAAAAGCACACTATATTACTGCTGTAACAGTTGCTAGCTCTTCTGGCAGCACGGGAACTATAATTGCATCAGCTGAGGCTCATGGGCTTAGTACTGGCGATAAAATTATTGTAGAAGAAGTTTTAAACAATACAAGTAGTGAAGAAAACCAAACATATAATCCTGTAACAGGATTAACGTATGGACAATTTTATGTTCTAGTACTAAGTTCCACTACAGTTGCCATTTTCTTCGATGAAGCGCGAACACAACCAGTACAGTCAGATACAATTACAGATACTGTTGCAAGCACTCCCAGAGGGTGGTTTAGAAAAATAGGTGTAAAAGCTGCAAAAATTGTCGGAAAAGTAAACGATACAACTTTTATTTTGGATAGAAGTTTTACAACTGCTATTTCTAATCTTGCTATTTGTCGACATCTTTATCGACCTTCTTATATAAATGATGCTGTTTATGGAAGGGTACAGCATGCAACTACAACCGTTGACTCAGAAACTAATGAAGTTACAAATGACTTTTCATTAGAGACCTTTATACAGTTAAATGAAAGTTTAACTAAAGGCAAGCTTTGTAATGTAGAGCCTGCAATATCTGCGATTCAATACTCTACTGAAGCGGATGGAACAACGAGTCAAGAAACTCAATTTACAGAAATTAAAGCAAAAGTTCAGGCCATTGGATTTTCAAATCCTCAATTTAGAATTAGTAATGTAACTTCAGGAGCCAATTTAGATGTAACTAATACAAATAATGTTGCCACTGTGGTATCAACTACTTTTGTTGGCCCTGATTCTGCAGGAGGAAATGAAAAAGAATTTATTATCAATCAAGATAGTAGTGTAGACTACGGAGATGGAACTCCCATTATAATTACTGCTGAAGTAAGAGAGGCTAATAATGCAGGAATAAATGCCATTGGTTCAAATGATATTTTAAGAATCAAAGACGGAGCCTCGGGAGCTTCTGGAAGAGTAGTTAATTTTATCGCCGAAGATTACTCTATTCTATATGATGATTTTGGAGAAAATCCGCGATTCCAATCCTCTGTTAGTGGACAAATAAAACTTACAGCTACAGCTAGAAATTTTTCAGATCCTATTTTTAAAATTTTTCAAGATGGAACTGCTCTTAATAGTGGAAACTATTACGATCCTTCGGGCGAGTCAACTTCAATTCCTGCTCAAGCAGGGTTCAATAAACAAGAAGTAAACTATTCTGTTCCTACTGATATTGGTTCAATTGCAACTAAAGTTTTTGAAGTACAAGTAGCTGAAAAACCCGAAAACTGGAATGCAAGTAATCAGACAGGTCAAGATGCTAACGGTAATCCTATAACTCCAACAGTACAAGCCATAGATGCTTTTACTATTGCTCATATCCCTGCCGGAGAAGGCGGACCTATAATTATTAATCCAAATTCTGCGCACGCTTATGCAACTCTTGAAGATGGCTCATTTACTGTAAGTGCTGGAATTCCTAACTCTGCTACTTCTCTAGAAGTCATTGTCGGAGGAAGAGTAGGAAATTATGTAGGAAATACAAGTGGTAGTTCCGGAAAGACAAATGGACAAAATGGTTTAGCCGCAAATGGTGTTTTAGGTCAAGGTCAGTGGTATATTTTAAGTGCAGTATCTACAACGACTGCTTTTACCCCCGGAAACATAACAGGAATTTCTAACAATGTGGTGTCTATTGGAAATGTGGGAGTTCCTATTGTTAGTCCGCAAGTATTTGGCGGAGACGATGAACAGATAACAACTACAATTCGACTAGGAACTGGCGAAGGCAACACGATAGATTTAAAAACTATTCAAAGTTTATCAAAGTCTAAAGCAGGAGCAATTGGTAATAATATTAATTTTGCTTTTGTAAAAGTTCCCTCTAGTGTTCCTGCAAGCGATGTAGTTGCACTAGGCTCAAATAGCTTGCCAAATCAATTTACATCTGGATCAATTACTTATACTTGGTCAGATGATGTGCCTTCTGGTACAGGTCTTTTATATGTTTCAAAAGGTCAGCTTGCATCTGGTTCAAGTGCATGGAACTGGGCAACTCCTTTTGTACTCAATGCAAAAAGTGTAGCAGAATTAGTAATTTATACAGCAAATGTTCAAACAGGAGCAGCACCAAGCGTTCCAACAGGCTCTACTTTTAAATTTAGTGATTCAACTTTAACAGTAAATAACAGTAACTGGGGTCTAAATATTCCTACTTTTACTGCATCAGGTCAAACTATCTATGCAGCGAGAGCATTAGTTACAGGTTCTCCTGATGAAACTGTTTCAATTACTTGGAGCACAGCTTTTGTATTTGCTCAAAGAATTGACGGAGAAGAGGGTGATGCAGTTGATGCTATATTTATACGCTCAGCTAACAATCCTGGAGCTCCAACTGCCTCTGCAGGAACTCCCTCTAGTTGGTCTACTAATCCTCCTACAGGCACTTCTCCATTATGGATGTCGATTGGAACAAAAGCAGCAGGACAAACAGTTTTTACTTGGCAAGCTCCTAGTAAAGTAGAAGGAGAGGCATTTGTAGAAGTTTTTGCCTACAGAGCTCTTCTTGCAAGTGCGCCCAACGCTTGGAATCCTGCAACTACTCCAAGTGCCACTACTTGGAATTTTACAAATAATACTTTTGCGATGCCATCAGGCTGGAGCCAAACTCAACCGAGTCTTAGTAATCATGATGATAAACTATACGTTATTCTTGGAACTGCAAGTGGAGGACCAACGAATACTGGGGCAACTCTTACTTGGTCAGCTCCTGTTCTTCAACAAATACGACAAGATGGAGCAGATGGAGTTGCACTAACTTTAACACCTAGTCCTGCAACTATTATATACAATAAAGATGGCACTACTTTTGATCCAAATGGGAGTAATTCCGGTGTAACTCTAAATGTAACTGCAAATGTTACAGGAATTACGAACCCAAGCTATAGCTGGACACTGCCTTCAGGAGCTACCTCTAGCAGTAATGTTGCTCAGCTATCTTTTTCAGCAAATTTAGCACAAGCATCCGTACCGACTGGTGACAAAACTTTTGGAGTTACTGTTAGTGGAACTGACTCAAATGGCACAAATGTAACAAGAAGTGAAAGTATTATTGTTCCTGTGTCCATCGGAGGCATAGCAAATGTAGATGAAACTCCTAGAATTGTAACTGGATACTTATACTATACTGGGGGTGCTTCAGATAGTCTAAGTACTGTTCAAGGCTTAGTAAATAACTTGGGCACCTCTGCCAGGGCTTATACTTTTGCAAATGCGGGAACAGACTCAGCATTTACTAGCTCCGTGACGTCAAACTTTAGCCACAGTCCTCCCGCAGCAAGCGGCACTAGAACCACTGTTTTTTATGCGCCGTATACAGCTACAGAAACTTTAAATGCTAATGGAGAACAAAGCGGTACAGGCACAGCCGTATTAGGTTCTGTAGCTGCTGGCATTTCATTCACAGGTCTTGTTACTTTTAATGGTACTTCAGGAGATGCCGGAAGTACAATAACTGATGCGAATGGTACGGAGCATAATCTTACTCAAATAAGTGGCTCTAACATAACAACAGGTATTTTAAAATCAGCAGGAACTTCAACAGCAACTGTTGATGGTAGTGCTTTTACAGGCAATAATGCTCACTCATATTTTAACTTAACAAATGGAGCTATTGCTACAAATAGCTTTAGAGTACGGACAAATGGAGAGGCTGCCTTTAGAGGATCAGTAACTATGAATTCTTCGAGTAGCTTGACAAACAGTCTTACAGTCGGAAGCGGAACTGGTTCTGTCACTATCAGTGGCAGTAATCAAAAAATTGTAGTTACAGATGCTAGTAACGTAGATAGAGTAATACTTGGAAAGCTAACATAACCACCAAAAAAATAACACTTGACATAAAATGTCCCCTTTGTTATAATTTCATCATGGAGAACTTTAAATGAGCGCAGCTACTTACAACTTATTCATTGACCAAGGATCCGACTTCGCCGTTGACTTAGTAATTAAAGAATCGGGAACTGCTAAAAATCTGAGTAACTACTCAGGTCGTGGCCAACTGCGCTCGTCTCATACATCAAGTACAATTGCAGCATATCTTAAAGTTACGGTAACAAATGCTGCAAATGGCTCTCTTAAAGTTGAACTTCCAAACAGTACTTGGACTGATTCGGGTGGCGTAAGTCGGGATGGCTCAAAAGATGTTGCAGCAGGACAGTATGTTTATGATGTAGAAATATTTACAAACTCAGATGCTGTTGTAAAAAGAATTATACAAGGAACTGCAACAATTAATCCTGAGGTAACTCGATAATGTCCACTACAACATCCACAGTAATCGAAGTAACAGAGACAGTTTCAGAAATCACTGCAACTGGAGATCAAATATCTATTGATCTTACTGATGATGTTACTACAATTGAAGCATATAATTTAGCAGTTCCTACTGCAGTTCCTGGCGTCATTGCGGCTTCAAGCGTAACTGTAGATGGATATAATACTATTCCTTCAGGATTTTTAGATAATGCACTAAAAGTTCTTGCAGATCAAAGTTTTCGCGGAAGTTCTGCGCCTTCAGGTGCCCGAGTAGAAGAAGGAGATACTTGGTACGACACTACAAATGATATATTTTTCGTCTATCGTACGCTCAATGGAGTTACAGACTGGCATCCTTTGCTCGCAACAGCGCAGGACAGCAGACTAGACGGAGGGGCCTTTTAAAGGCTACTGGAGACTCTTAAATGGCTCAAGTAATTCAAATCAAGCGCAGCTCATCTACAGCAGCTCCTAGCAGTAGTCTTGCTGCGGGAGAATTGGCCTACTCTGGAGCTAGTGCTTCCCATAAACTCTTTATCGGGCATCCAGATGGTAGTACCGGTAATATTGTAATTGGCGGAAAAGTTTATGTAGATATGTTAGATCATACTGCAGGAACTCTTACAGCTTCTAGTGCACTTATTGTAGATTCCAATAGTAAGATTGACGTATTAAATGTTGATAATCTTACTTTAAATGGTAACTCAATTACTTCTACTGATACCAATGGTAATATTAATATTACTCCAAATGGTAATGGTGCAATTATTCTTGATGGATTTCAGTTTCCTCGTAATGGAGATGGAACTACAGGACAGTTTTTAAGAAAAAATGCTAGTGGAGAGTTAGAATTTGCTACTTCAAGTAATCAATTTACTATTGCTGCAGATTCTGGAAGTGATGACATTTTCAATACTGGAAGTACTCTCACATTTGCAGGTACTTCAAATGAGATTGAGACTTCAGTATCGAACGATCAAATTCAGATTGGTATTGTAAGTAATCCAACACTTACTGGTAATGTTACAGTTACTGGAAATCTTACTGTTCAAGGTACAACTACCACTGTAAATTCAGAAACTGTTACTATTGATGACAATATTATTGTACTCAATAATAATGTAAGCGGTTCTCCCACTGAGAATGCAGGAATTGAAATTGAGCGTGGATCTGCTTCAAATGTAACTCTTCGTTGGAATGAGACTTCCGATCTTTGGCAAGTTACTGTAGATGGATCAAACTACCAAGACATTCTCACAGACGGCAACTTTGACGCACAAATAACTGTAATTAACGGCGGCACATTTTAATTAGGAGACTACTGTGGCTCAGATAATTAAATTAAAAAGAGGCACGAGTGCACCTACTACAAGTGACATTGTAGACGGTGAGGTAGCAATTGATACCTCTGGCCGAAAACTATATATTAATGCTTCGGGAACAATTAAAGAAATTGGCTCTACAAGTGATGCCGCTTTAATTACTTCTGGATCAGTTGCGCTACAAGAGTTTGAGTACACTGCAACTTCTAATCAAACAACTTTTTCTGGAGCAGACACAGGATCTCAAACATTATCATATATTGCAAATTCAATTATGGTATTTGTCAATGGTGTTTTGCAAGATGACACTGTAGATTATACTGCTACGAATGGAACTTCAGTTGTATTTACAAATGGACTAGCAACGAACGACGAAGTTCGTATTATGAGCTTTAGTGTTGTTG